CATGATCACTCTCCGTAATTAAACTGTCCCGCAACTCATCCAAGATGTCTGCTTCTCGTTCCATAAACTCTTCTAACTCATCCTGCTCAGGAAACACTGAGAGACCGAAGATAGTGCCTGTCAACGCCTTCACAGGTTCACTGATCACTCTTAATGTAACCTCTTCATACACACTCTTTTCGCTGTGCCACTGTGTAAGGACACCCAAAGCCTCTTTTTCTGAGAGGGTATATCTGACTTTCAGTGTCATTGGACTACCTGAAGGTGTGTACAATAAATCCTTCTTAACCATAAAATACATTCAAAATTCTCCATTTGCGTTTAAAAGACCGAAGCTTGTAAGTCTTCGGTCTTTCATGTTAACTATTTGACTGGACAAGCTCCACCGGCACACTCATCACCACCTTCAAACTCAGCGGTGTCTATTGTTGTGATCAGTGAGGTCGTCTCAACCAATTCATCGTATTGTGCTTTCGTTATCTCTTCATAAGGTGCTTGCGCGAACCCATGCTCAGAGTGTAATAAGAAAGACACAGTCTTCATAGCATCTTTGTAGTATCGTCTCAAGTACTTCTTAATCGCCGGTATCTCTTCCTTTCGATAATACACTGTACAGCTCACGGAATTGTCACTCCACTCCCTTTGCATTCGCCTAACTTCATTGAGTTGGTCTATAGCCGTCATCTCAGAAGCCAGTTTCGTACCCTCTGGATACTTGAACGGGAAAGTCACAACCACTGTGTGATGCTCGTCGTTACCTTCGAAGTCTTTGACGAACTCGACAGGGTATCCATGATCCTTACAGACTTGAACCAGCTTGTGATCACTGGCGATCCTGATGCGTCGATACATATAACGACTATACGCAGGATGGATGCCCGGAGTTACTCCAGGAAGTAGAGATAGAGTTCCGCTGGGTTTCACAGTCGTCAGCTTGATACTGGTCGGTATTCCGTGAGCTTCAGAATATTTCTCGTCGTAGCTACGTAAGTACTCATATGTCTCGTTCAACCAACTATTCTGCTCCGGCGTTGCTTGCAAGATTCCCGTCATTCCAATACCCATACGCATGTTCTTGTGAACTACAGCCTGCGTGTCTGGTTGGTGTGACTTCAACAACAATGAGTGCTTGTTCACGCGGTACAGCAGAGTCACCACATCCATCAGCTCCTCTTTGGACTCTATGTTGGGTAGGAAGACTTCAGCTAGACAGCAGGTCTCCGCATTCGCCAACGACTGCTCAGCACACGGATTGTAGCCTTCAACTTCTGGATCTTTATACTCGGTCTCGCCTAGTCTGCCACAAGAGCGTGACAAACCTAAATTGATGAGTCCGTAAGGTTCACCTTTACCCTCGTAGCCCTGCCAGAAGTAATCGTGGAGATCATCTATATCGTCACAGACTACACTGTTGTTACTCATTGCACGGTAACTCGGAATGTCGCCGAGATCCCAACGCTTAGCCAACAAGAACTCTATGTCGTCTGGATCACCCAAAGCAATCTGTGCTGATCTTCTTACGTTCCCTGCGACGATGATGTAGCCGATGATGTTCATCATATCCAGAGCATCTATAGGTCTAATCTTCTTACCCGCACGCTTCATCAACAACTCAGAGATTTTCTGTATCCCCCACACAAGCTCGTGAGGACCACTTGCGGTTCCGCCGAAACCTTTAATAGGCTCACCCTTGCCTCGTATCACCTGTGTGGAGAATGTGAAAGAGCCTTTTTCAGCTGATTGACTCATGAAGGCCGCCTTCAATGTCTTACCTAATAATCTGACCCAACCCTCTCGAGAGTCTGGAATAATGAAATCCGCGCCTCCGTCGTCGAAACGAGTGGGTGCGGTGAACCACTTCTTGACTGGAGGGATCTTGTCCACGTACTGTCTTTGGATGTTGTAGCCAACACCGGAGCCCAACGCCAGCATATCCATCGTCCAAATGAACGGCTTGATCGGATGATCCACAGTCGTGAACGCGCAGTTCTGCAGACTCGCCAGACCTAGCTGCTCCACAGTACCTGTACCTAGCTGCCAAAGGAAACGCCCCGCAACTGAGCCTTTCAAACTCAAGAGGTGTTTCGCCAGACGTACCTCTTCTGCCTCTGTGAATCCGCAGTTCAACTGTTCGTCGCACGCGTTCACCACACGAAGTACAGTGTCTTCAAAGTCTTCAGTGGGACAGTCGACACCACCCGCGTCATCCAGCTTACGCGCGTAGGTGCGTTTGTAAGTTAGGTAGCCCACAGAACTCCAAGGGGTGTCCACTTCGGGTAAATCTTCAAATGTCATCATATATGTGTATCTCCATTTCGTAAGTTAGTTAAAATACATCTTCATCATCCACAGCGACAAACGCCACCTTCTCAGTCTCAGTGGGTAGCTTCTTAAACGAGACTTCACCATCCTCACTAAACAGTCTACCGGTGGCTAGCTCATACGTGGCACCGTTCACCGGTCCGGTGAGGCCTGTGTACCGACTTTTCAAAACACTCATGGAGATATGGTTTCGCTCTACCTCGTCTTCAGCTTCCATATTTCGGGAGAATCCGATGACGTCGAAGGATATCTGCTTGATTGACCCAGAACCACGAATATCATCGAGCGTAGGCAGCTTACCTTGTTCGAAAGTCTTACCCAAACCACCTGGAACTTTTCTGAGATGAGACACCAAACCGATCCACACATTGTGCTTCTTGACCAATCGAAGTAGATCATTCATGACGCGATCCTGCGCTTCCAAGCCTCTCAAATTTCCCGCACCCTCAGACACCAGTATGGTGATGTGATCTATGAATAGGTATTTTGCACCGGCCAACGCCATATACTCCAGCTTGTCCATTATAGAGCTGTCATTGATGGAGCCTTGATGATCCAACAACAGAACTCGATCACCTCCAAAAATCTCATCGAAACCCACGCGTAAGTCCTCCAAAGATATTTCTTCATATGAAGGGTTCTTATCCAAAGCCAAGCCAGCTAACTTACGCGCAGTTTCAGCTGGTGCTTCTTCCAGCGAGACCACACCTATCTTCGTGTCCTCCACCTCTCTGAGGACGTGTACCATAATCTCACGAATTATCGAGCTCTTCCCTGTGCCTGTCCCCGATACAAAAAGAGTGATCTCACCCATACGCATACCTTTGGTTTTGGAGTTCACGCCTGAGAGGCAAGCAGGATATGCCACAGACTCTATTTTGTTGTAGTTTTCTAAGGCATCCCACAACTCTTCCTTCTTCAAGACACCGCCAGGTAGATAATCTTGAGCGTTCCAAACAGCACGCATCACTTCTTTGCCACCTTCTTTTAAGAACAGCTCATTCGCGTCATTCAGTGAGATCGAGACCACCCGCGCCTTGTCATGACCCACGATCTTCACGACATCTTTTGTGGCTTTTTCACCAGCCTCATCGTTGTCGAAGAATATGACAACTTCTTCAAAAGTGCGAAGCCACGCGCGTGCTGCTAATACAGGTTTCAAGTTGGAGCTACTCGCCACACCGACGACTGGATAGTGCTTCTTGTAGTTATCGTAACCCGCTTGCGCTACAGTCAAGGTGTCTATCTCGCCTTCACAAATGACGACACGCTTACCGCCTTCAGCAAACAACGCTTGCCCGAACAAACCGCCCAGCTTACCCAGAGCCGTGAAAGTCTTAGGCAGTAACCGCTTCTTGAAGCCTCCCTCATACGGATAGTAATGAGCTTCGATGTGTCCTGTCTCATCGAAAGCCGCTCTAACGCCGTAAAACTTGTTTATCTCGCGGGTGATGCCTCTCTTGCTGAAGGCACTGTGTCTATAGTCACTTATATTTTCGTGAACAACCATCGATTTCTCTCGAACAGTTTCGGTGGGCCCATCGGTCTTGGGGAACCAAGCTCTACAGGAGAAACAGTAGCCTGTACCATCTTCATAAATTTGCAAGGCGTCCGAGCTTGCACATTTAGGACACGGATTGTTCTTCTTCTTTATTACGCCCATCGTCTACTCCTTCGTCTACTTCTTCAGATATTTTTGAGATGACCTCACCAAATAACGCCAACACCGCCCCGAACAGGAGGTAGTCTGCGCTACTCGCGAACCCCATCTTGTACACTTGCCAACCACCGACGGCCAAAACAGCAAAACTTATAAATATTAAAATCCTTCCAAAAATCTTCAAAATACTTCTCCATTAATTATCCCATGTAGCCGTTCACGGTGTCGTTCCGTGATGGCCTCTTTCACATTCCAAGCTATCTTCTCGACACGTGTGTTGTACCATTGTTCAGTTGTGGGAGCTTCGACGAAACACAGTGTCCACGTCTCTGCCCAACTCAGACCAGACTTGGTCTTGTATTGTTCCACACAAATCAACTCGAACTCATCCAGAGGTCTGGCTTCAAACATCTCTTTTAAAAGATTGGAAGATGACATATACTTCTTCCAGTTACTCTCAACGCCTTTCGCTTTACCTCTCTGCCCTCTATACAGCTTCTTACCTAAATAGAATCTATTTAAATAGTTATCTCGAACAAGGTAGATGAACCCCATATATTTGTCTGGGTCCATCTTTTCCGAGAAAGACCAATGGCCATTGTGATTAGCCTTGATCACCTTACCTGTCTTTGGTACTTTTATGTGCTTCATTCCATCAACTCCTGAACTAGTGGCCACTTAGTGGCGTCGAACTTATCATCCAACGACTTGAGCAAATAAATCAGGCGGCCTGTCAGTTGTAGGTGCACCAACCAGTTATCCTCTTCCACTGCTAGATAGTTGGACACCACAGCTTCTTGATACTCTTCGTGTGTCTCGCAACCTTCAACCATCTTTTCAGCGTTCACCGGACCAACCTTCCATAGCCCTTTTATATTGTCTACAGGGTCACCCGACAGCAGCTGAGCATAGTAGAGATGTCTGGCTGCGGCCACATCTATGTGCTCCAGCGTCTTCTTCTTTATGTTGTAATATGGTCCGACTATACATTTCAAATCTTTATCTATGGAGGCTATCACGAAAGGTTTGTCTTTCCTTCGATGACCCTCAGCCCAAATCCGTAAATAGTCGTCGGCTTCCATATTGTCAGCTGGAACAGCCATCTCGCGCTCCACCATTCGCAATCTCAGAGCTTTCACAAAAGGTGCCAGTGGGTTGGGTTGTCGTCTGCGATGATGTTTGTAGTCTTCGAACACATCTTCACGAAAGTTACCCTCACCCTTCACAGCCATCTTGTACGAATCTGAGAAAGTGTTCAACTGTATCTCAGCGATTATATCTTCCACATAAGCCCAACACTCCTCCAGGTATTCCGCGTCATCCTCTTCTGTGTACTCTGGGGGAACAACGACACCCTCGTCGTCTAACGAGGTCACAACCAACTCTGGGCGGTTACTCTTGGCCACCCTCGGCTTGCATGCGTAGTAGCACACAACGTCACCGTCTATCAGCACTTGCATCTCGTAACTCCTTTTTCCGTTTACTTTCAAAAAGTTTCAATTCCTCGTCATTCGCCTCGCAGAATTGTAGTTCACACAAAGGCTCGGTCAGTGAGCGATGTATGCACCACCTGTAGTGGCACTCATTCAAGAGTGAGCTCCGCATCAGAACTCACGCCTACGCCATCTCGAATGTCCAACTTGAGTTCTTTCGGTTCGTAACTTTCCAACTGTGCAGGTGTCGCAGTGCACGTGTTGTAATGACAGTTGCTCAAATCCTGCGTGTCATGATTACTGTTATGATTGTTGCACATCGTATGTTCACATTTTAGCATATCGTATCTCCATATCGTTAATAAGTTTATAGCGGGGAACCTAAGCTCGGCCCACTGCATCATAAGTCTCCTGAAAACCTTCAGTCAACTCTTTCACACCCAACACATCATCGTATAGTGGCTCGAGGTACTCTACACACTTAACGGCTTGCTCATCTATGTTGTTACCCAACTGCTTCTGATCTATGCAGAAGGCGAAGAACTCAAGCAAGTCAGCTGCCTTCACGATCTTCTTGTTGAGACCTTCCAGCTTATAGCTGGCCTCGTCAAAACCCAGACGTTCGAACCAAGTGTCCTCCACGTCTGTCATGATCTTCTTAAGCTCTGGATTATCACGCTTGACGTGTGTCTGCAGATCTCCTGTGTACTGCTCAGGAATGTCGTGTATGAGTATCTCATGCCAAGGAGTCAACACCCCGTTCGCGTACGAAAGGTATCGACCGATCACCAGCATATTAACCGTATGGGAACCTACAGAGTATTCACCATGTATTGGGTACGTATGGCAACGCTTCACCGCGAAGCCTCTACGAAACACATCCACCATCTCTTTTGCTTGCATAAACTCTCCTGTTAATGGACATCCAACCAAGTGTGTCCTATTTTTCCGTCACCATCCATTATCTCAACACCCACCAGCTTCGGGCCGGACATAAAAGCTTCAGCACCTATTTCAGAGGCTCTCTCAGCATACGCATCGGGAACCATGAAGTCCAACTCGTCATGATAGAAGATCAAAGGCTCATAAGGTATGCCTTCAGCCTCCAAATTATCCATCATGACCATTCCAGAAGCTGAACAAGTTATCTTCTCCACAGCTTGTAGTAAATACACGAGGAGTTTATGTTTACTGTCGACGTATATCTTGTTGCCAGCTAAAGAGGGAATGTAACCTTCGCCTTTGTTGGTGAAGCTTTTAGTCCTATCCCAAGTATCTTCCAACCGCTTCATAAGACCTGAGAATCCGGGAATGGCTTTCAAGAATTCTGCCTTGAACACATTCCCTCTGTCTGCGTCCTCAACTCCGAACAGATAGCTCCAAAGCTTAGCACCTGAGCCACCGAACAATGTGGCATAGAACACGCGCTTACTTCTACTCCTCAGATTCTTGGGCGTGAAGTCGTGGCGAATTAGCATGCTGTCCAGAGCCTCGATCATTTTACCCGCATTGTAGATGTGGATGTCTTTATTGAGGATCACATCCGTGAACTCATCATCGTTAATGTAGTGTGCCAAAGCCCTGGCCTGATTACCTGCAGAGTCCACACCCACCATAGTGTAGCCCTCTTTCGCCGTGAACAGCGATCTGACTTCGGGACCATATAACGAATCCACAGAAGGTATGTTGGCGATTGTCTTATGACGCGCCCTCATACTGGGAGTGCCTATCATAAAGCATTGTCCCACAAGTCTGTAAGTCCCATCCTTCTGCAATTTAGCTTCAGCCAACCAAGTCTTAAGAATCGCGTGGCGAGATGAGATGCTCACATACTCTTTATACAACGCACCATCACCTCCCAACAGTTCTAGAGAAGCTGTATCGATCTTGGGACTGGATTTGACACGTTTTCTCTTCTCCTTCAAGAACTTACCGTCGCTGTCCTTCTTATAATTCCACTCGGTGGGTTTCCACCCTTGCCTGTATAGAAAGATTTTGACATCCGCAGGTGAGCTGAGTTTCAAATCTGCAAACTCCACACGACAGAAAGGTCCATCGATAGGCCGCAACTCGCCGACGTAACCGCTCCAAGGATCCACATCGAACCACTTAGCTGTGTGGTGATCATAACAACCCTTCTTCACCCACTTAGGTCTCTTGACCTCACCCTCAGTCTTACCAGGCACCCGATCCTTAATCACAGACTTGATACCTAGCTTAGATTCTAACTTAGCTGTGGTGGAGGCCATCTTCCCTGTCATCTCATCAAACAAGGCAACAGCATCATCGTAAGCGAACGGCCAGCCGTTCAACTCAGCTTCGGACGCCCATTTGGACATATAATGCTCGGCCTTGATGTACGTCTTCAAGTAGGGTGCTTTAGGTGACTGTATCCTGAGCTCGGTCATCAGCTTTTTGAAGACCAACAGGTTCAAGTCTACATCACGCTCACAGTACACTAACATCTCCTGCGTGAACTTACTGTAATCATTGAAATCAATCTTCAATAGACCTAATTGATTTCCCCAAGCATCTAGACTGTGACCACCTTTCCCGAATCGCCTGTAGTCCAGGACATATGAAAGGATGAGCGTGTCGTAGACCTTCACAGACTTATCGGGTTCCCAATTGAACAACTTCTTAAGAGCCGGTAAGTCGAAGGCGACTATGTTGTGACCCACGATGGCGTCAGCTGAATTCAACTCAGCCTGCCACCCCAAGTCATTCTCCAACCAATACTTCTTCTCATTGGTGGTGGAGTCTTTTGTGTATAGTACATGCATCTTGGTGCAACCCTCTAAGAGGTCGTCACTCTCAATATCAAACACCAAAGTCTTCATTCTAGACCTCCTTTAACAATGTGTCCACCTCAGCTATGTCTATGTTCCGTCCAGCGACAGTTCGAGCGGTCAGGAATTTCAAGTAGAATAGAGCCTTCAACAGCTCTTGTCTACTGTCATCTTTCTTCCCATTCCTGGCCAAGTATTTGTACACTTGCATCAACACTGCGCTGTCGATATCTGGAATAACATCCTGCATAACTTCCAGCCATTGTGAGTCACCCACAAAACCTTTATAGTGGTCGGGGTCCACCGCCGACTTGATCGCGTCGGCGTGCTCCTCCGACCAGTCAGACAGTCTCTCTTCTTTGTTGACCCATTGGAAAGAGCGTTCGGAAGCGGCTATATGAGCCTCCAATGCATCCATAGTGAATATCATTTGCTCCTCTTTCGTTATGTTGTCGGTTATACGAACCACACCGTCCATCAACCACTCTTCGGAAGTGACCTCTCGTACGTCAGTTGTGGT